GGTAGTGTTACTCTTGTTGTTGAGGCTGAGCGCAGTACCGTTGAGGTAATAGACGTTGGTGGCGCTGCTCTGCAAGCAAGTCCAAACTCCACCAGATGGAACAACCACACCTCCGGCTGCCGTGATGTAGGTGTTTATGGTGTTGCGGTTAAGCGCATATATCAACGCCTCTGGGGCGGTCATCATATGCCACTTGAACGCACTTGTCTGGAGTCCTACGAACTGCCACTCATAGCAATACTTTGCCGCCGGTGCGCCGGATAGCGAACCATTTACATAAGGACAGGCGCTTGTCCGCTTCTGGAGAGTCCTTGATGTACCTTGCCAATAGTAGTTCTCAAGTGTGCCGTTGTTGTCAACAACATATGCCTCCGTACCGTCTGCGGTGGAAGGGTTGTTTGCATATCGGTATGCCGCTGCGGCATCCGCAGCAGCCTTGTTATTGGCTGCGCCTGTGAAGTAGAACACATCACCATCCTCATCCTCGTAAGGGTCGCTATGTTCCCTGTTCCAAATCACCATAGGGTCTGCCCATTTAAGTATCAGTCTTGTGTTGAAGTCTCCGCAAGTGTAGTCACCGGCAACCATATCAGTTGATGCGACAAGGTTGGAGACACTCAATTGGTATGTACCCCAAGCGAGAGTTGAGTTGCCGAGACCGACAAGGAATTTGACCGTGTCGGTTATCACCGCAATACCTACAGGAGTTGTGGGGTTGATGCCACCGTTGGCACTCTTCGCAAGAGTCCAAGACTCAAGCGACCATCTCAATCCGTTGACATCCTGTATGAAGATGCCGAGACCTCCCTTTATAAGACCTTGGAATATTGACACCGCATCACGGAATTTGAGAGCTGCGATAAAGGCTGCGCTATACCCGATGGGGCGCAATAGGTCATAAAGTAGACCTCTTGTCACAAGTGCGTATGCACTCTCATCCACATCGCTTGTGCGTGGTCTTGTAGGGTCATTGTTGATTGCGTTCACATTGGCGAGTGCCTCCTCATCAAAGTGAATCTCCTGTGGATGAAGGGCGACATAGTCCTTCATCTTCTGCCACATCTTATATCCAAAATAAGACAGGTCATTGTTGTCTGCGTACTTGATAGTTGCCATTTCTTTATTGTTATTGGTTATTGTTTGGCGTTAAGTCTCCGCTTGTCAATGCTTCTACGATAGCATCTATCTCCAGATGCGTGATGTGAACGAATTGGTCGGTTGTGTTGCTTGTTCCAAGGTCAACCTCAAATGTGATTTTATCACCAGAAGCAATAGGTGGTATGGTTACCGTTGTGGTAGTGCCGTCCTCGTTCACCTCTTGATAGGATGTCACATAAGTGACCACTCCGTTCGTGACTGATGCAACAAGGTTCTTCTGCATAGAGCTGCAAAGGACAACCTTCTGCGTTTCGTTGACAATAAGGCGAATATCATCAATTGTGAGATTTGTGATGCCTGTTGTTATGCTCCTTGTATTAGGAGTGAATGATATGGGGATTCTGGTTCTCATAGTCCTGCGTATATAAGGGGTTTAAGTTTGTTCAAATCCTGCTTTGATGCTTTAGTGGCCGCTATTACGGTTACCTTTTGGCTGCTGTACACCTTAGTTGCTGATGGCGTATTGTCATCAATCTGAGGTATATTAGGCTTATTCTTGATATAGTCAGCCTGAGTGTTATCTGTTTGAGCCCAGTCTGACTGCTTAAGTACAGGTATCTCGCTCTTAAGAGCAAAGCGTAAATCACACTGCGCTTTTGTATAGTAGTTTGACAATAGAGACTGACCATATGTGGCTTCTGTGTTAAACACCTCAGACTCCATCTGAGCCGCTGACAATATAGGGTTAACAATTCTCACAAAAGAGACATAACCGATGCGATTGTAGAACGCACGTGGGTCTATAGGTTGAATATCTGCAGGGAAAAGGAACGTACCACATGCGCACCCAGCCTCGCTGTCAGCCTTCATCTGAGACAGTATCTTAATCAGAAGGTTGTTCATCTCATTGGATGCAAGCAACTCATTAAGATTGTCGCGGTTAGTCTGTGTGTATGGTTTTGCAATGGTAATGGCAATATCAATTGCCACGGCCAGTCCTGACTCATTCATAGCAGTCTGACCATGCTCAATAAACAGTATTGTCTTCGCTGAATTTTTGACGCGATCCTCAACAAAATTAGGGTTTGCAGACATTACATAAGTATCAATGTCTGCAATGGCAATAGGCGAATCTGCAGCCTCATGGTCAGCCACTATCTCCATTGCGCCGGAAAGAGCAGCGTAGTCAGGAGACACCATACACTTCTTAAGCGTCTCAGAAGGAACAAACCTTGCAAAATAGCGGAAAATATTCAAAAGAAAATCATGTTCCATATTACATTATTTTAGCAATTATATTATAAGGCAGACCTGTGCGGCGTGCAAGTTCCTCTGGCTTCACGCCTTCACTCAGAGCTTTGGTCACATTATCCTTGATACTCTTAATCTGAGCGTCCATAAAGTCAAGTAAATTCATATTGGCGGCATCCCTGTAACCGCTCTTAGAGAGAGACAATACAACCTCATTCATTCCAAGAGAAAGACTATTATCTCCATCAGATGACCCTCCGCCATTGAAAAGAAGACCATACACAGGATGCTCCTTAAAGTACTTAACAACGCCGGTGAACCAGAAAGTTATCCCGAACAATATCTCACGCGGCATCTGTACTGCATCCTCATACTCCATGCCATATAATACCGCCGCTATTCTGGTTATGACATGGCTGTAATATTCTTCATTATCCTCTTTTTTCACTGATCCCAATAAGTCAACACAGTCAGCAAACTGCTTTGCTGTCAGATTAGTCTCAATGGTCTGGCGGCGCGTGAAGCGTGGAGCGTTTGGATGTAGTTCACGGAATGGATTTTCAGAAAAGTAGTAGTTGAGCTCAATATTCTTACCGTTGACAGTAAAAGCGAAGTCCAGACGCTCAGCCATCTTAACCAGGTTATACTGAATAATCTCCTGTTGGCAGTTAACACAATCCACCTCTCTTAGATACTTTGGATAATCCACAATCATAAGGATATGGTTATACAAGTGGCGCAGGAAAGATATTTTTTTACGGCGGAATCCTGTTAGTTCAAGCAGCATCTGTACCTGAAAGTCAAATGGACTAATATCCCCCGCAAACAGAATCTGCAGCAGGCGGAAAGCCTTGACTGTCTGCTTGTAGTTGAGCTCCCCCCATTCAGACGGGAGGGTCAGGATATTACCGTCATTTAACTTGATGTCTATCATAAGGCAGCGAATTTATCATCAGGATTGATTCCCTGTTTCTTATATGGAGTAGCTGACACAGTAACGACCACAGGCTGAGCGCCGCCGTGAGATATTTCATCATCAACGGCCTTCCAGTAGCTGACAGCCTTACTTACATAAATATCAGCTATTTTACCGCGTATCATTTCATCTGCAGCTTGAGAATGATTCTTACCCATCTCATTGTTGATGTCAAGCCTGATAGGCGCAGGTAGACAGTAATACGCCAAACGCTGGCACGCACGTGCAAGAACCTCATAGCATATAGCACGTTTCATCTTATCGGATACTGCAGTGCCGCTTTGAATGCGGCACGTAACACATTCATCATTCACCTCACGTATGATCCACGCAGCGTAGAGAATAAAGGTAGCATCACCCACTCCTACAAACTTCTCAAAATCAGAGAGGCTGACAGGCATACTGTCAAACGCCGCCTTTGCCGCTGAACCATTCCAGTCGGTGAATGATGTGGTGTTAGCGTTCAGTAGAGTAATCAACTGATTAAGCCAGAACCAGGCATCAGATATGAGCTGGTCTTTGAGTTCATCTTGCTGATACTTATATATAGTAGTACTGTCATCTGTCTTCTTTACCGTGATACCGTCATTCTCAATATTAGCAATAAGGTATATGATATGATGGTATATAGCAAAATGGAGCATTGTGCGGCGCAGGTAGTCAATAGCCTGGTTATTAAGTGCAACTGCGCTTGCGCCTGATGCAGCGGTCTTGCTGCATATTTTATCATACAGAGTGACCCCTATTAACTTACCCAAATCAACAGCCACCTTAGAGAGTGTTGACTCAAGATTATCATACTCAAGTGTGAGGTTATTGCCCGAAATGAGAGGTTTCATCTCAGAGGCAAACGTGGAGCGATTAAAAGGAATGTTAATCATAGTTATACAGGTTGCTGCGCAGACATACGGTCTTGCGGTGAAACTTCATTCTGACGTGACGGTATTTCAAGGTGAAATCCGAGCTTGATGCCTTGCTCTTTTGCATAAGGGAAATTCATCTGAATAGCACGGTTAATTTCCTTGCATACAAAATATTCAGGGAACACCAATGTGTTCAAATACACAATATAGTTGTAATACACATCTGACCCCGATTTACTGATAACACCGTCATTCTCCACATTGGTAATTGAACTACTAATACCCACACCTGCCAGCGTAACCTGGTCAGCGCGTTTATCATAGGAGATAACACTATCAAAGTAATCTTTGAACTTACCAGGCATCTCAGAAAAATCCCACCCTTCGTCACCTACTTTGGTAGTGGCGTATATCTTACCCTGATTTTTACCCTCTCCTGACAGCATTGATGTTATACGCTCAAGCTCATTATGAATCAAATCCTCCATCATGCTCTCTGAAAAAGCAAACGGCTGGTTCTGGTCATTGACCAGTTTGACACCCTTGTACTCAGACGTAAGAGGCATACCTGAAATATTCTCATTACAGATAGACTGTATGATGTTCTTCTGCTGAGAATACCATGAGAATGGAATCTTACAGTGTATATGGGCGTTAAGCGCGTTTTTCAAATATGAGTTCAAATAACGCGGAGTGAGATTACTGGCTTTTATCCACTCCTTCAGGCCACAAAACCATGAGTTGTAAGCGTATACCCATTTACCAAAAGTCTTTTCAGAGTCAAAACTTATAGCGCCAGCGGCCGCCAGAGGATTACGTGTGTCAAAACGTGGCCATACCTTGAAGTCACGGCATGATATTTGGGTCCAATCACCTACAATGATGTACTTGCAGTTATCGTTTTTGATGCGGTGCGTCACGTAGTCAACGTCTGATGCCAGACGCGCTTCATCAGCACCAACATAAGAAAGAGCCAGAACGCTGGCCATCTCACCCATACGGCGCGCTTTGGAGAAATGGTATTGACTGCAGCATGTCTTCACATAGTAGTAGTCAGTAATCAGATTGCGAAGATATTCCCTGTAGTCACTATAGCCGTAATCCTCCCAACTTTCAAGCCATTTAGTTATAGCGGCATCCTGTACAGGTACTCTGACCTCATTGCCGTCAACTATCTCCTTCTTATAGAGATAAGGACCCTTCCCGAATAGGTAGTCCACGCGCTTAGACAATAAGCCTGGCAGCAGTTTATTCTCATTAATCATAGCCGATACCTCCTGTGGGTAGAGATTATGACCCTTACCCCATACAGGCACATGGTATCCACCTATATTTACACAGGCGTTTTCATCCATAAAGCGGCTGTATATACTCCTATACTCCTGTTCACGGATGTCATTCTGAGCCTCCATACCCTCAATGCTATACATAATGACACCATTACGCCTGCTGGTATGGAACCCAATGCTGCTGATAGTTCTTTTTTCAGTTTTCATTTTATATAAACCAGTTTACATCCATCCAAAACGCCCCGAATCTAACCTTACGTATCAGTTTTTTCCAGCACTGCAGCGGTCTTTTTGTGTCAGTGTCAGTGAAAAAAAGATAGTGATCCGCATTAACCTCCAGACCTTCAGACCTCATTGATGTGCGCAACTCGCAATTCTCAACCTTGATAACCATTCCATTATTAGCAGGTCTGTGTCTGTTGTATGCAATAAAAACCAGTCCGAATGTTCCAGCGTCAGACAGTTTTAACTGTCTCATTCTATGGATGGCATCAGCACCGTTTATTACTGCATTTTGCATATACAAATATAAAATTGTCAAAAAATTACACAAAGGACACAAAAACTCACAGCGAAGTATAGCCGCTGAACATATTCTCAGGATTATCAGACGCAGGCAGCAACTTTTTGTACTCACCCCACAGTAGATACATATACGCGGTTGCTATCTGAGTGGAATACATTGCCTGGTCTTCATACTCAAGCTCCTTTTCGGATGACTTATCAAGGTAAATACGACCGTCTGAACGCTTCAGTGGAGAGTGATATATCGAGGATACCAGATGCTCGCACTCATTACCGTCTATCAGCATGCGGTCACGTGTGCCTTCAACCTTATCAAATAGTATATTAAGAAGCCTGTAATGCTGGCTGTATTCAATTGTAGGAGCATTGAGTGACATTAGCTGTACATTCCACCCTCTTTTCATCAGAGCGTTCTTAAGCATTATGGCATCAGTATCTGACACATCACCTGTAATAGGATAATAGTCACGCCATTTAGGGTTATGTTGATTAGCTGCGCGGTCATAATGTAAGAAAATAGTCTTATTACGCTGTGTTGCAAAGAAATTATCAATCTTTTCTGCTAACTCTTCATGCTGAGACGGATGTATGACATAAAAATCCTTTATGACACGGAACTCATGACGCTTTATATCCCGCTGAGCGAATACAATTGACGAAAACGGCCCCGGATCATAACCGGCATACAGAGCTGAGGTGGGGTTGCAGTATTTAAGGTCTTTTGAGGTGAATAAAAAAGAGTCTGATATTGACATCTGGTCAATGCGCTCATACTTATATGAGTCGTTGAAGATATGTTCTTTACCAAATTTACCAAAAAATCGGCTTTTAACCTTTGTTTTCCTGACGGCAAATATAGAGGTGTTCAGCATGTCTTCATCTTTGATATTCTTTATCTGATTCTGTATATAATCAAGCCCCAGTATCTTGATATTACTAAAAGAAGAAGCTCTCAAGTAGTATGTCTGATTACGTCTGAGCTGGTTAATACGCTCCTGCCAACGCTCAACGGCGGTCATATAGCGGCGCTCCTGTTCTTCATTGCCTGTGGCACGCGCCTGAATGAGCGCGGCTTTGCGCTGGTCAAGCCCTATAGCTATGCGCTGTATCAGAGAAATGAGTTCTGGATCCATATTCTTCTCATACTCCAGCCACCAGTCTTCATCCGTCTCAAAGTTAGGTGTTGATGACGTGCCTGTAATACCCATAAAATAAGGAGACCTACCGAATTTGGCACGGTCAGAGCGAAGCGCCGGCATGATGCGCTCAACAAACTTATCATGCGGTATACGCAGTAGTTCATCTACAAATAAGTGAGCAGCGTTCTTACCCAGCATAGACTCTGGACGGTCACAGGATACGAACTGAACCACAGTACCGTTATAGAAAGAGATTGTATGCCTCCAATCGTCCACAAAGGTATAACCCTTCTTAAAATGCTTAGGAGGCTCTTTGCCTATCTCATAATAAATACCTCTCTGATAATTATCACGGAAATATTCCATCATACCAGGCAGTATGTTTTCAAGAATTGACTTATATGTTGAGGCTCCAAGTATAAGACAGCTGCCAGGCATTGAGTTTTGAACACGGTCAAGGCGTGGAGAGAGTATGTGTGTAGTCTTTCCAGAACCACGCCCGCATTCTACCCATAGAAAAGTAGGATCTGCAAGTTTTGCCAAGATCTGAGCCACAGAAAAGTAGCTCTTATCAAATATCTCAGGGTCAATCCTCATATACAACAGCGTCTTCAATCCCCAGTTCACTCTCAAGTTCTTTCTTCAGCCTCTCCTTATCAGCGCCTGACAGTTCACGTGTTTCAATAATCTCTATTGCTTTGCGGTACGCTTCTGCCATAGAATCTTTCTGAACACCCATACGCTCAAGCTCAACATCCGGGGATATGAGTTGCTCCTTGAATCTTATCAGAGCCGGGTCTATGTTATGAGAGGCAGCCTCACACCTGTATTCGCGTGCCTTATCAAGGCATAGACGCGCCTCCTTAAGGTCACCAGCTTTGACAGCCTTTGTGTATAAGTCCATCATTACGTCCGCATAATATAGATTCCACGCATCAGAAGTAATGGTGCAATTGGCGTTGAAGTAGTTAAGAGCGTCAGATATGCGGTCACGTGCGCAGTGTAGTGATACATGAGGATATAACTTCTGCAACTGAGCGGCGGCGGCCCCGATATTAGGATAGTCACGCAGCAAATTGGCAGCCTCATTCACCTGCAGTATATATTCAGCCATCTCAGGCAGTATGCCACAGGCGGCTGCATCGCGGCTTTTAAGAAAGGCATTGACGGTCTTAACCGGCATAGCCCTTAATTGTGAGATTTTAGAAGTTTCCATAAGGTTATAGTTGAGACAGAATACGCAGTTTATCTTCAGCCCTCTCAAGATTATGCTGCCAGGATTCACGCTCCTGTTCTGAGCGGTACTTCTTCAGGCGCAGATTGCTCTTTATCCTGCGTATATTCTGCTGAGTATTAGCAATCTCACGTACATAAGAGTCCTTATCTTTTGACTTGAGCTCTTTTGCATGTGACACTGCCTTGATTGAGGCGTTGCGCCTCTGTGTGATAGGATGGATGCCTGCGAAGCGCCTATCAGACGAATAATGCTCCAGCTCCATTTGAGCCTGATGGTTACGAATATCCAGAGATACAAATTCATCCACCAAATGAGGGTCTTTATCCAGATGTGGATTAAGGTCCCTCATGCGATGGTATGTCTCAACTCTTTCATCATAGAGTAGTTTACAAGTCTGAACATCCTCATTGAGATAGTTATCCCAATCTATTTGCGGCCATTCTTCTTGTTTTTGCCTTTTTTTTTGGAAGAATCAGCAACTATCTGTGCTGATGGGGCGGCAACAACCACATTCTCAGTCTCAGGAACAACCACTGTCTTACTTTCACGGTTAGCAACTATATCTTCCTCAGATACAACAGATAGAAGATTATATAGTATCTGACCTGACAGAATTGGCATATTAACCTCATTGGCACGTGCAAGCTCACGGTTCAGAGGTGAGTTAGGAAATTTCTGCTGAAAAAGATCAGTATCCTTACGGAAATACTTTGCGCCTTTGAGTTTATCTGTAAGCTCCTGTTTCTGGCGTATTGTGTAGTTTGTCATAATATTCACTTTTAGTCATTAAACAAAAAGCGCACACCGATGGCTAATGTCACCCCGATGTACGCCTTAAAAGAACTTAGCCCCTGTATACCTCAGTGAATGTATAGGTACTGCCACTCTTGCCGATAAGCAAGATAATGGTATTACCTACAGCTGCGCTGAAAGATACGCCGTTAGCTAAGATGAATGTCGCACTGTTAGCGATTGTAGCCGGATAGGTTACACCTGCGCCACTGAGTTGGATTTGACGGCCGAGGTCAGCGTCTGTAACACCCGAAACAGATGTTATTGATGTGGCGACTGCGTTATCCTTAATCAGATAGCTGTACGCAGAACCTATTGTTATGGCACTGTCTGTTACTTCAATAGCCGTTGGAGCCGCTACTGGCAGTTCACCCTCATAGAAGCAAAGAGGCTCAGGGCATTCACCGCCTTCAAAAGAAAGTGCAATACCACTTACGCCGCCATCCTGAGCGCCTATTGATGTAAATTTGATACGCATGCCGTTTGAGCATGGAGAGCCACCGATGAAGCGAACGCCATCAGAGCAACGCTCCCAAACAACAACAACATCCTTACCTACATTCTCATACAACCATGAGAGTGTCTGCTTTGACAGACCCTCAACAACAGGAGTAAGAGTCAGTTTGCCACCGAATGGAGATTCACCTGGAGCCGCTGATGGCTTGATGCTGTCAGCTTTAACGTCCATGTACTTCCATGTCTTTCCGGTCAGAAGTGGGTTGACAGAGATGGTGGCGTTGACGGCTTTTGGCCAGTTTTCAACATCAACATCCTCTATGTCAGCAACCCAGATACGATATTTTAGAGTAGTCTGCTTATCATTTGCAGATGTGCTCTTAGTCAGATTACGAGTTATCATGTCTGTGTAAATTTTTTATACTTGTTTACAAATACCACCCCTGTGTTACCAGGGGTGGCGTTTATTACTCTCTGTGTTATGCTGTAACACTGCGGCGCAGTTCAAGGAACTTACCTGTTGGACGTGAAGCTGTAATAGTCTCACCGTCAACAGTTGTTGTGTAATCCTCAAACTGAGGGTAAACTACTATATAGTCACCAGCGGCACCAGCTGTGAACGCAGTAGCAAGAGTGCTAAATGCACCAGCCTTAGTGATAGAATCACCGGCTGCCTTAGCGACAAACTTAATGCACTGGTCATCAGCGTACTTAGTTACGGTGTTAATGTCAGCTGCAGGAGTTGTAACAGCGCTATCACCTTCGCCAGTTGTTGTAGCGTGGTTGTCAAGCTCGAATACAAGGTTAGCAGAAACGTCAATGGCGTTTGATGTAATTGTAAGAGCTGAGATAGGTGAGTTAGTGAATACAAACTGATCCTTATAACCGGCGTTTGTCAAATCTGACAAAGAAGCGTACTTAACACCAGGAGCCTGAATGTGTGAACCCTCTTTCCAGCGGCTTGATGCAACAATACCCTCAAACTCAGGGGTGAAAGAGAATGCTGTCATCTCACCAGGAACAAACTCAAGATTTACGACATTGCCTGGTTGAGCAATCCAAATCTTGAAGCAGTTCTTTGGCATGTTTGGAACCCAAACAATGCTCTCAGGAGCAAGGTCAACCAATTGTGCGTGGCTGCCAGAGAAATCAGCGTCTGTACCGTATTTTGTACGATAAGCGCGTACATACCACTGTTTGTGGCGTGCGTTGATATAAATCTTGTAGCCATCTGTTGATGGTACAACCTCTGTGAACTTATCCCACATACCCTCAACTGTGTCAAGTATGCTATTTGCAGCATAGGTGCCATAAGCTGAGAATGGGAGAATTTTGAAGGCTTCTTCAGCGCGCTCAATAGCGCGAAGAATACCGTCAGCAGCAAGATTAGATGGATTTGCAACCACACTCTGCTGTGGAACACGCACACCGCTCACACGGCGCTTGTTCTGCTCACTGATAAGGATTGTGCCAAAGTTGACCATAACCCACTCAATGAATGTCCACTTGATTACATTTGAGCCCTCCATATTGAGGTATCCGATGTACTGTTTTTCAAGATCCTGGAGATTTGTGAAGTTATATTTGAACATAACGTCAACAACCTCATAAATCTCAGCTGAGAATTTCACGTTACCCTTGAAGATACGGCCAGAGCGGTAACCTTGAGAGAGGCCGCCGAAATTAGCTGTAGGAGCAACTTGCTTGTTTTGGATACCTGAAATAACAGGGAAGATGCCGCTTACTGATGGGAGAGAGCGGAAATAAGCCAGAATCAAGTCTGTACGGCGTGTTACGTACTCACCAGCAAGAGTGTTGAGTTCTGAATAGTCAATAGTACCGCGACCCTGTATCATCTCACCAAAATCAAGAGCGTTCATCAAACCGTTCTCGTTAAGGTAAGCCATACGGTTACGTACATCATGGCTAAGAGAGACAAACGCCTTGTCAAACTCAGCCTTCTGTTCATCAGACACTGCGACAGCCTTACGGTCAATCATCATCTGATTGTACCATGCAGCGCGGCTGAAACGCTCATCCTCAATGCCAAATAGATGGCCTGATGTGTGAGCTGCCATACCGCGTACAACAACCATCATGTTAGCTGCGCGCTTTGCCTGTGCTTGTGACGGAGCTTCTGTGTCTGGCTCTCTCTTAAGAGCCTCTACCTGTGCTGCAAGTTCAGCAACCTGCTTTGATGCTTCAGCTGCTGCCTTTGCTGCCTCAAGAGCTGCGTCTTTGGCGTTGTTAGATACTTGCTCAGGAGTTTTTCCCATAGCTTCAGCTATAGTCTTAACCTCCTCAGCGGATAGAACTGGAGCTGCGTCAAGGTTAGCCAGTTTGTCAGCCTCAAGAGTAGAACCATAGGTCTTCTCATAGGCCTCACATACTGCCTTAAGCTCCTCAGCTGTCAAATCAGACTCCTTAGCTTTAGCTGCAAAGCCAAGAGTGATTAGCACAGCCATTAAATTTTTTTGCCACTGTTTCATGTGATAAAAATTTAAGAGTTAGTAAAAAAGTTAGAAAATAGAGTGAATAAGCTTGTTTTTTGAAGCTGTGTCAGCTGCCGCAGACACCTCATTAATAGCATCCTGCAAAGAGGCTAACTTATCAATAAGACCGTTTGATACAGCATCCTTAGCATAGAATACAGCACCTTCAATGATGCCTTCAACATTCAGATTCAGATTTGGCCTGTTAGCTTTGACGTGCTCCTGGAACGACAGAGCGAATGGAGACAGGCTGTTATCAATAAGATATTGAGGTTTGCCATCAAGTGTCTCTCTGACACCTTTATTCTTATAGCTGCTTTCAGGTGGATAGACCTCAATGAGTTTGAAGCCATAATCCTCCATAGCCTTGCGGTCATCTAATATCTGAGCAAACACACCTATGCTGCCAATCTCACACATGTCTGATTCAGCATATATCTTATCACACATGCAGGCTATATGTAGACCGCAGCTGCAGCACATGCCGTCAACAACGGCAATAACAGGCTTTGTCTTATTCTGAAGAACCTTTTCAATCTGAATGAGCGACTGAGTACTGCCACCAGGAGTATTAAAAAGCATGACTACTCCTGATATGGAATCATCATTCATTGCCATTGACATAATGGAGGCGTAGTGGTCAAGACCGCGGCGGCCACTATACCATCCGTACTGGTCATACTTAAATGTGGGTCCTATGACAGGAACCACCAGAACACGTGACTCCGACGGATCGCATTTTTTCTTACCGTCTTCATCTTCATCTTCATCGTTCCAGTCATCAGCGCTGACAGCGCCTATTACGCTGATATGCTGCTTAGCAAATTTAACGCCAGCATCAGTGTCACCAGTCTTACTTTTGGAGTAGTTCTGATTGATAAGTTGCTCAAGGTACGGTATTGCCGTATTCCTAAGCATTAGTTTTTGAGTAGATAACTCTGTAAGTAATAAAGAATCCATTGCGTTGATATTATTTACAACGCAATGTTATAACAATTAACTGCTTAAAAAAAAGACAGTTATAATACAGGTGTTTTAACTGAGAATGTAAGCGTCACCTGACTGTCAGTCTCCTTTAAATCCATAGCGCACGGATAATCTGAAGAACCTACATTTTTTGAGGTGCCGTCACCCAGTGAGAGTTCAAGCAGGAACCAATGTCTGTTTTCTCTAAGTGAAGAAGGGCAATTTTTTGTTGATAACACCATTGTAACGGTCTCAGCTTTAACGTTACCGCCACCGTCATCATTCTTAATAGAAGATTCATAACTAATCTTCTTGTTAGTAAGCACTGACACTGGAGAGGATGGAGTCATTATCCAGGTAATTTTAGCAATTGAACAAATAATCTTTTCCGCCATAGTAACTAAGTGTTTAAATGTAAGATATATAAAGGACAAAACACATCTTGAAAATGCATAAATTTATGTTGTTTTTTTATATACTCTGACAGTATGAGCCCTGATGCGGTCGCGCATCCGCTTATGAGCCTTAAGCAATGCGTCCACAGATATGCTCTCAACACTGTAACGCTCCAAAAACATATAGGCTGATGCTTTGTAGTCAATATTATGTCTGACCTTGCACTCTGACATCCATCCCAAATATTCAGATCTGAACATGAGTTCCATACGCTTCTCAATTACAGCCACTGATTTTGCTGACAGGTAATTATATATCTCCACCCTCTTACCGTATGATTTATGAGGCAGGCTTAGTCTCAGATTGCCCTGTTCAGCCGGAGCGGTAACAGGTCTCTTTGATAACAGGTCATAGATGACGCTGTATAAGTCCAGCCAGTCTGGTAGCACTACTATGCCATCAGTATTACCAAATTTTGATACCAGGTATTCCCTGAGATGTGGTTTGACGTTGATTTTTACAGTGTACAGCATTGCAAATTATTGAAAGTCAAGTAATAAAGGTATAAAAAATTATCCATAATATCAAATTTTTAATACTGTTTTT